ATCCTGCTATTATTATTAATAATGGTCGTTACCCTCATCACCTCGGTAAAGAGTTTCTATCAGGATATAAGAAGATGTTTGAGAAGAGGCTAGAGCTTAAACCACTTGCTAAGAAAGACAAACGTATAGCTGGCATAGTTGGGGCTCTTAAATTGGCTGTAAATAGCGTATATGGTAAGAGTTCTGATATGCAATCATGGATTTATGATAGAGAACTCACTATGTTCACCACTATTACAGGTGAATTGAGTCTTTTAATGCTTATTGAGCAATATGAGCTTAATGGTATTAAGGTGATATCTGCTAATACAGATGGTGTAACAGTGATATTATCAAAAGATCTTATGAATAAGATGTATGAGATAAATGAATGGTGGATGAAATTAACCACATATGAACTTGAACGCACTGATTATAAGAAGATTATATTTTCAACAGTAAATGATTACATAGCAATTAAAACTAATGGTGATGTTAAAAAGAAAGGAGATTTTCTCACGGATTTTGAATTACATAAAAACAAATCAGCCAGGATTGTGCCTTTGGCTCTCGAACAATATTTTGTTAATAATATATCTATTAACGATACTGTTCGCACTCATGCTAACATCTTTGACTTTTGTTTAAGACAGAAAGCATCTAAAGATTTTCACTATGAAGGAGTTAATAGAAATACAGGTGAAAAAACAATTTATAATAAGCTTATAAGATATTATGTATCTATAAAAGGAGAAAAGCTTCTTAAGATAAAGAATGAAGATTGTGATACAAATGCTGCTGATGTTTCTCAAGTGGAAGCAGGTGAATGGGTGATGCATGTTTGTAATCATCTTACAAAAGATCATTCTCTAGACAATATTAATTATGATTATTATATAGAAAGAGCTAATAAAATAGTTCATAAAATAGAAACGTGTGGTAAAAAAAGAATGGTGGTTATAAACCCAAATCAATTAAATTTATTCTAATGGCAACATATATAGATGGAATGGAAGGAGGTAAACACAATTCAGATGATTGTGAAGTATCTCATACACCAATTATAAAAGATAAAGTTAATCGAAGTAATATAGCTGAACATTTGATTAAATATCAATTAGCAATGGTGGGAAAAACAATGGAAGAAGCATTACTTGATGACATGTGGTTTTTTAATTGGAAAATTACACAAGAGAAATACGATGAATTCAAAAAATATGCTATTCTTCTTATTAAAAAAGTGTTTAAATGTAATAGACAAAAAGCTGAGATGACATTTGAATGGTTTGATCTTGAATTTGGATTATCTGTTCTTGATAAATAGACAAAAAGAATTATTGGATGATTCACTTAACATTTTAAAATTTTAATAATGAATATAATTAATGAAGATTGGGAAAAAGAATCTGATAAATATTTTGTATATTTGTATGAACAACAAAAAATAACAGAAGATTTATACTGGGAATGGGAAGAATCAAATAGAAAACCTGCTAACATTATTGTTTTAAACGAAAAAATATTAAAAAAAGATGAATCTATCATTGACATTTTTCCATTTTAATGAAATATATAAAAATGGATACACTCTTGATATGCTTTTTCTTCTTAAGTTAATAGAAGAAAACATAGATGTCAAAGCTTTATGCAATGATGATACAGTAGATAGTCATATTAAGTTAAGTACATTATATCAATCCATATATAGAAAAGGACTTATAACAGAAAAAAACACAATTACACTATCAGGAAAAAAAATATTAGAATTCTTAAACAGTGAAGAATCAAGTGTAAAATTAATTAAAACCAAAGTTTCAGTTAATGATTTTGAATCATGGTGGAAAAAATATCCAGGAACTGATACATTTACACATAAGAAAATAGACTTTACGGGAACTAGAAGCATGCGAGTGAAGAAAGATGAATGTAAAGCTAAACTAAATAGTATTCTTGCTGAAGGTGAATACACTATAAAGGAAATGATAGCAGCATTAGAATATGAAATCTTACAAAAGAAAGAGAATTCATATAAGACTAAGACTAATAAGCTTAGTTTTATGCAAAACTCTCTAACGTATTTAAATCAACGCACCTTTGAACCATTCATTGAATTGGTTAGAGAAGGTAAAAAGATTGTGGAAGCACCAATCATTACAGGAGGAACAGATATATGAGCTTTGAGCAACTAAAAAATGAAGTACAGGCTGGTCTTGATGGTAGAAATAATGGTATTCCAATGGGGTTCAACCGATTAAATAGATATATAGGTATACGAAAATCCATGTATACATTAGTGGGTGGTCTCACTGGTTCAGGCAAGACATCATTTATTGATGATGCATATGTTCTTAATCCATTTGATTGGTATATAAGCAAAGCAAACACTACAGAAATTAAGCTTAAGATTATATATCGCTCCATGGAAAGAAGTGGTACTTATAAGTTGGCCAAATGGATTAGCAGAAAGATCTTTATAGATCATGGATTTCTTATTCCTGTTAATAAACTTTTAGGCTGGACTGATAAGATGACTAAGGATGAGCATGATCTTTTCTTAATATATGAAGACTATGCTGAAAAGATGAAAGAAGTTATTACAGTTATTGGAGGACCAGAAAATCCTGTAGGTATTGCTAAAGAGCTAAAAGCTTATGCACTTAAAAATGGTAGGATAGAACAATTAGATGAATATAATAAGGTTTATGTTCCCAATGATGAAAATGAAGTGACTATTGTTGCTCTAGATCATATAGGACTGTTAAAAACTACCAAAGACCAACCTAATAAGAAAGCAGCTATTGATAAGATGTCTGATGAGCTGAGATATGCTAGAGATTTCTATGGATATAGTCCTGTTGTTGTTAGTCAGTTTAACAGAGACATTTCTAGTCCAATAAGACTAAAGAATGGTGATGTTGAGCCACAGCTGGAAGATTTTGCTGATAGCAGTTCTACACAGAATGATGCAGATGTTGTATTAGCACTGTTTGATCCTATGAGATATAAAGTGGCAGATCCTAGTGGTTATGATTTAGAAAAACTAAGAGATGGGTATGGTGCTAAGTATTTTAGAAGCGTTAGACTTATAAAAAATAGTTATGGAGAAGATGATGTTAGAATTGGACTTGGCTTTCTTGGCCAAATAGGTATGTTTAAAGAACTTCCTAAACAAAAAAATATGACAGAAAATGATTATGCAGCTGTTATAAATAAAAGCTATTTTTTAAATAAATAAATAAATTATGAAAGAATATACAATATGGGTAGGAGGAGTAGAAGTTAATGACTATTATCTTACAAAAGAGGAAGCTGAAAATTTAGCTTTTGAATATAAAGATGATGGATATGATGATGTAATAATTGAAAAAATAAATAAATTATGAAAATAAACACAGTCAGGTTTAATACCTACCCTAATAATAAAGATCATTTTTGGCAAATAGTGTTATTTCCCACTATTTCAGTGTTAAATAATATCAATAAATATGATAAACACCTAGCTATAAATTTTGAATGGTTTTTTTGGTCAATAACATTTATTATCACTTATGGCAAAAGCTTTAAAGAACCAATCCCTTACTTTAAGGGATAAAAGACAACAGGAATTTGCAGACATATGGCTCAAAGAGAAGCATGGAATATTAAACCTGTGCCCTAGATTTGGTAAAATCTACACAACAATCAATGCATTAGAAAAGATGCCTGATGGTATAAGGATATTAATATCCTATCCAGATGTAAAGATTAAAGATTCTTGGGAAGCAGATTTTGAGAAAAGAGGATATAACAATCCTAATATTACATATACAACACATTTGTCTTTAAAGAAGTATGTAGATCTTAAATTTGATGTTATCATCATTGATGAGATACATTTACTAAGTGATGCACAATTAGATGCTGCTAATGAATTATTAGAAGATAATAGTTGTGTTCTAGGGCTCACAGGAACGCTATCTGTAGCAACAGAACGTGAGATAGAGGAAAGGCTTGATCTTCATGTAATAGCAACCTATTCCATTGATTTAGCTATTCAGGAGGGTGTTATAGTTGATTATGAGATAAATGTTATAAGAGTTCCTCTTGATGATATTGTTGAAGTGCAATATAAAACAAAGAAAAGAACAGAAAAGAAACAGTTTGACAGTTATGCATGGGTGATTGACCAATTAGAGAGACAAAACAGAAATACAATGTTTCTTAGGTTAAGCAGGATGAGAATTATTCAGAATAGTCTTTCTAAATTAAATGCTACAAAAGCATTGTTAAAGAAACACAAAGATGAACGTATTCTTGTATTCTGTGGACTAACTAAAATAGCAGATGAATTGGGTATTCCTTCCTATCATAGCAAATCAAGTGAGAAACAGATATTTAATGATTTTGCTGAGGGTGTAGGTAATCATCTGGCTGTTGTAAAGATAGGTAATACAGGAGTAACATATAAACCTCTAAATAAAGTGATTATTAACTATTTTGATAGTAATGGAGAAAACCTAGCACAAAAGATAAATAGATGTATGGCCATGGAATATAACACTCCAGATAAAAAAGCACATATTTACATCATCAGTTCAACTGAAGAAGTGGAGGCTAAATGGCTAAAAAAAGCTCTTGAATTTTTTGATAAAAACAAAATTAAATATATATGAAATTAGAATTAATAGAAGAAATCAATCCAACAAATGGTATAATGTATGCAGTGAAAGCAGAAAATTCAATTGCTAAATGGTTTACAAATAAAGCAGCTGCAGAAGGGTTTTATAATGATATTATAGCCAATCCAACTATGTTAGAAAGTAAAACAAATATTTTGAAATCTGAAGAAATTAATGTACCTTTGGACAATAAATAAATAAATTATTATGAAAGAAAAAACAAAAGAAACAGAAGAATTTACATTACCAGATGAGATTAGTAAAGTAAACATTTCTTCTCCTAGAGATCTTGCTGTAATATCTATACCTAAGGCAGGTAAAGGTACTATATTTGGAAAATTTACAGAAAAATATAATGCTATTGTTTTAGATCTTGAAAAAGGAGGATATGAATATATCGCTGCTAGAAAATTAAGTACATATGTTGAACAAGATACAACTAGATGGGAAT